GGTCAATAAACTCTCTTTACTCCCTTATGCATGATTAAAAAAACCAAGGTTGTCAAGCTGACGCACGAAGCCATCGGAAACGCCTGGGGAATTTCCAAACAAGCCGTTGCAAAATGGGTCAAGCTCGGTTGCCCAACCAGCTCAATTGAAGACGCGACAAAATGGCGCGACGAATACTTGCAGGCATCAGGCAAAGCCGCGCCGGCGACACTCAACGAAGCACGTCTTGAAAAGACCTTACTCGAATCCGAACGCATCCGCGTCCGCCTACAGCAAGACCGAGGCGAACTTGTGGAGATCGCCGTAGTCCGCGAAGCTGGAATCCGCATCGGCGCGATATTCTCGGCAAAACTCGCGGCATTGGTCAACGATGCATCGGGCGCGTTGGCAGGTCTAGACGAGTCAACCTTGCGGAAGAAACTGCACGAGCGCACGCAGTCGATCCTTGCCGAGATACGCAACGAATTAGAAAAAGTATGAACTACGAAACACGCACAACAAAAATGATAGTCGGAGTAAAGGGCGAGCAGATATTTGATGACAGCGTCACCGAGATCGAGATCGTTGACGAGGCCGGTGGGGAGTTCTTGGAGGTCAGCCAAGAGGGCGGGAAGCTACGCTTCGACAAGGACGAGTGGCCACACGTCCGCGACGCCATCGAGAAGATGTTTAAGATGTGCCGGAATTATGACTAAACGCGAACTCTGGAAAATATACGCCAAGCGAAACCCATCTTTCGACGGCGAAGGCAACGTGACGATGTCTGCTGCCGGACTGCGGAAGATGTTTGAAACAACATGGGAAGTTGCCATGTATGACGGAGAAGAAGAGCCGACATCTAAACAGCCGGCGTCTGCGAATGTAGACGCGCTCAAACAAATTTTTGGAATGCGATGAACCCACTAGCACAAGGCATCCGCGACGGAATAAAGTTAGCATTCGACGGAACAATTTTAGACTGGGCAAGCGATCACGTGAACTTTCCGAACTCGGATCGCGCTTCGCGCTTCGATCCTTCGGTTGCGCCGTGGCTCAACGCTCCGCTGTTGGCGGCAAGTGATGACGAGACCACGCAGGTCTTTCTTCGCGCTCCAACAGGAGGCGGCAAGACGACCATGATGGAAACACTCGCTTGTTTCATCGTTGCTCAAAAGCCTGGGCCGACCTTGTTCGTCGGACAGACTGATGACATGGTGAAGGACTGGACGGAGTCGCGCCTATTGCCGATCTTCAACGAATGCCAGCCGGTCAAAGACCTATTCCCAGAAGACCGCCATTCCCTCAGAAAAACGACTATACTTTTCCCACATATGGTATTGTTCGCAGGCGGGGCGAACATGACCAACCTTCAAGAAAAATCCATGCGCTATTGCATCGGCGACGAAGTCTGGCGATGGAAAAGCGGCATGATTAAGGAACTCAAGGCGCGTCACCACGACCGATGGAACCGCAAGACGCTCTTAGTCTCGCAGGGATGGGACGCAGGGCACGAGGCAGACGCGGAATGGGACAGCGGAACGCGAGAAGTATGGGGCTGGACTTGTTCCCATTGTGGGAACTGGCAACGTTACTTGTTCGATCAGATCGAATACACGACCGAGCGCGACGACAAGGGCGGCATTCTTTGGGACAAGGTGCAGGACTCGGTGCGAATGAAGTGCGAGCACTGCGAAACTCGATATAAAGACGACGCATCGACTAGACGAAACCTTGCAAATACTGCAAGTTACCGCGCACTCAACCCGCATCCGGTTCGCGGTCATCGCTCGTTCGAATATCCCGCTTATGCTGTGTGGTGGATTCCGTGGTTTTCTATCGTCAAGGAATGGATCGAGGCCAACGAAGCCAAGAGCAGCGGCAACCTGGAGCCGCTCAAACAATTTATCCAGAAGCGCAAGGCGCAGACTTGGCAAGACGAAGTCACGAGCGACTTACCGGAGATCACGACCGGCGACTATGCGAAGGCGGAATATCTCGAAGGGCAAAAGATCGACGGCGAGCACAGACGCTTTATGTGCGTGGACAAACAGCGCGATCACTTCTGGTGCATCGTCCGCGCCTTCCGCGTGGACGGCTCATCGATGCTCTTGCACGAGTCAAGACCGCTGACGTGGGAGACGCTCGACGCTATCCAACAGCAGTTCGACGTAGTGCCGCGATGCGTTGTCGTTGATGCCGGCTATGACACGCCGTTGGTCTACGAGCAATGCGCTCGACGTGGGTGGACGGCCTCGCACGGATCTGGGCAGGATGGCTTTTATCATATCGACGGCGGCAGGCGGACTCGGCGATTCGTTTCCAAGATCGAAGGAGCGCAGGCCGGATCGGATGGACTCAAGTGCGCGTATTTCTTTTTCTCCAACGAAGGCATAAAAGATAAGTTGGCTTCACTTCGCCAGGCTGACGCCGTGCCGAAATGGGAAGTTGCAAGGGACGTGTCGGATGACTACCGAAAACAGATGTTGTCGGAGATGAAAAAAGACGTGACCAATTCAAAGACCAAGCAAGTTGAACAGAGATGGGTTCGCATCGGCGGCAGGCCCAACCATCTTTGGGACTGCGAATGTATCGCGCTCGCGTCCGCGATGCTGGCAGGCGTCTTGCCGATAGGTGAGAATTGACACAACGAACTTTTAAATGGCGATGAACAAAACATTCTTCGGGCTTCCTCTTGCGACATTGCAGGAATTGCAGACCGACTTCACAGCTTGCTTAAAAGCTATCGCCATTGCAGGCGCGAGCTACAGCATAGCAGGCCGCTCGTTTACTCGCGCCAATCTTGCCGAGGTCGCGCAGACCATTAAAGAATTGCAAGCCGCTATTGACAACGCCAGCGGAAATAGGGTAAGACGTTTCACGCCGACGTTCCCGACGCAAAGACCATGACGCAAGACATCATCACCAAAGCAATTTCGTTCGTCTCGCCTAAAGCTGCTCTGGATCGCATGGTCAACCAGGCGAAGTTGCGAAACTTCGGCCGATTTGATTCTGCATTGACAAGCGAGAAGCGCGGCATCAGCCGTGGCGTATCCGGTGGCGAGGACACAAGCGGAACACGCGAAAGACTTTCGCTCATCCGCGCCGCTCGCGATCTCGCAGATAATTTTCCACCTGTCCGCTCGCTCCTTCTAAAGTTTGCAACCTACGTTTCGGGGCGCATCGCATATCAGGCCCGCACTGGAGATCACGATGTTGATACGCAGATCGAAAAATACTGGCAGAAGTGGTGTAACGAGTGCGATTTCCTAGGCCGTCACAACTTCACAACGCTTTTGCAGCTTGCTGTAACGGCTATTCTGCGCGATGGAGATTGCGGATTCATAATTGTTAGAGACGGCGAAGACCTAAAATTGCAAAGCGTCGAAGCCGACCGCATCGGATCGCCTTACGACAGAACAGATACCGACAAATACATTGGCGGCATAAATGTTGACGACTATGGAAGACCCGTTTCATACACAATTTTCACGCGTACTATTAATAACCAGTACATTTCTCCTACTGATATTCCTGCAAAAGAGTTTATCCACCTTTTCGATGCGGCAAGACTTGACGAGTACCGTGGGCGGTCTGCTTTCGCTACTGCGTTAAACGCAACCCGCGACTTGCAAGAAGCCATAAAAGCCGAAGTGCAGGCGATCAAGTACGCTTCGTATCAAAGCGGCGTCATCACCACCGAGAGCGGGGCCGCTGACGCTGGAGACTACTTCGCACGTGGGAACTCAAACGATCAAGGCCAAGTTGCACGCCTTCAGTCTCTCGACCCTGGCACGGTCAACTATTTGGGATCGGGCGAGAAGATGGAGATGTTCAAGTCGGATCGTCCGACCGGTGCATTCGGTGAATTTATCCGACTCATCCAAGCCCACATTTGCATGGCTGTTGGGTTGCCCTACGGCTTCGCCTTCGACGCCGATAAGTCGGGGCCAATGGCTCGCATGGAAGCGGCAATGGCAGAGCGCACATTCTTGCGCTGGCGTGGACTGCTAGAAGGGAAATTCCTAGACAGGATAAAAAATATTATCTTGCTCGACGCAGCCGCACGCGGACTCATTCCAGATTCCGAATACCTGCTCGATGGCCGCTGGTGCTGGCCTGCCAAGGTTTCGATTGACTACGGACGCGAGGCCAATGCCGACATCGCTTTGTGGAAAGCTGGATTGAAGACTGCCGGTCAAATCTACAGCGACATGGGAGAGGATTACGAGGAAGCACTCCGCGCACGCGCCAAAGAAGCGAACATGATCAAGGAACTCGGACAAGAGTTCGACATCCAGCCTAATCGCATTTCGGATTCTGTACCGACAAGTACAAACGACTCAGAGCAAAAGCCTTTACCGCTAATTGAAAGCATTGGAGCAAACGGAACATTCGCGGTTTCAACCATCCTCACGCAACTAGCCTCTGGCGGATTGTCAGCTGAACAAGTGGCTGTGATCCTACGAGTTGTTTTCGGAATGGATGAGGCGAGCGCCGCCGAATTAGTTAAATCTCAATCTCCGCAAAGTGAAGTTCAAGCGACAGAACAGCCTTCCGCACTCGCAGACGAGAACAAACCCAGCAAGGGCATGATCGAGGAGGCATTTAAGGGCTTAAAGTGGCGCGAAGAATACAACCGAGGCGGGACAGCGGTCGGAGTCGCACGCGCTCGCGACATCAGCAACGGCAAGAATCTTTCGGACGATACCGTTAAAAGAATGCACTCATTTTTTTCACGTCACGAAGTCGATAAAAAAGGCCAAGGATTCACTCCAGATGAAGACGGCTTCCCATCCGCAGGCCGCATTGCATGGGCGTTGTGGGGCGGAGACGCCGGTCAAGTAT